CCCACCAGAGCTAGTGTTGCCTTCAATTGTCACGATTTGTTTCTCCGATGCCCGGATCACCAAGCCAATGTGATTGATAGTTTCTTTGTCATCAATAATAAAATCAAAAAACACAAAATCACCAATCTTGGGTGTTTCGTGCCATTGCTTGTTTTTCTTAAACGCCTCAGCTCCGGCTTTGGTGCTGACCACATTTGGCACTTTCACACCAGCTTGATCTGCGCACCAATTAAGAAATGACCCACACCATGGCAGCTTGTCGGCTTTCATGTGTTTGCCATACTTTGTCTCGTTGTTTCCAGTCTCAGCTGTGCCGACTTCGGCAAGCGCAATCTGAATTAAACGCGGCAATGTACCTTGTGGAAAATTAGACACCTAAAGCAACCTTTAAATCTTCAAGCGTTAAGCCGACGCTGGCCAATTTTTCTGCAACAGTTGGTTCTGTTGGTGCTGGTGGATTGTGTGCAGCAATAGCCTCATCGGCTTGTTTTTGAGTCTCGCAACCTGAAACATAAAAACCATCATCTTTTGTGTAAAGATTAAAACCTGTCTCATTAAAAAAAATGTTGGAATGTGTTGGTTTTTGTGGTGTAGTTATCTTAAATTCATTCACTTTATGCTCCTAGGTAAGATAGTTGGAAATTGGAGTAAAAAAGTTGAGTTTCGGTAGCACCTTGCTGATAATAAATCTCCCAATAATCAGTTGCAACTGTGGTGATAGTTGTCGAGAGAGCCAGTGTGTTATAGACACCTGTATTCATTCTTACCGCTTGACCACCAAAGAAAGTTGAATCTGTGAATATAGAACCATTTTTATAGACATACATAATCATATAACCACCTGGAGTTCCATACGGATTACCAATAAACGCTGATAATTGATATTTGCCACCATAACCGCTTGGAATTGTTATACGAGTGTTATTTGTTGAATTATCGTGGAAAGTATTTGTGTCATATTGTTCAGTTGTGTAGGCAACTGCGAACGCCGTATTGGCAGTCATTGCAGTATTGACACCATTTCTTAACGCACTTACGCCGACAAAAGTTGGACCTGCAGGTGTAGCCCATTTTAAACCTGTTGGAGAAACTGTTGAGTCTGCTGTCAAAACTGTGCCGTTTGCTCCAACCGGTAAATTGTCAAAAGCTGCATTGCCAGTACCAACAATTAAATCTGCTTTTGCTGTAATTTCTGTGGCCATTGAATTTGTGATTGTTACAGCACCGGATGTGCCGCCGCCTGAAATACCTGTGCCAGCTGTTACCGCTGTGATGTCACCTTGATCATTGGCAATCCACACAAAATCCATGTCGGTGTTTGAATTTTTTGCCAGAATCTGGCCTGATGTGCCACCTAGTAAATCAGCCATTGATGTGGCAACAGCTTGCCCAAAGACTTCAAAGTCAGCAGGTAAATCTGTTACCAAATCCGTTGCCGTAGGCATTTGCCACGAAAACGGGGTTGTTGGATTGCTCATTTTTTCTCCTTACGCTACGACTAAGGCATCAGCCCAATTTAGGCTTCCGCTAATTGTGTTCCATTGTTCTGCAATTGCGACATCCTGCCATTGCATGGCTTGCAATGAAAATGCCAATGGCGAAAGTATTGCGGTTACTGACACCGAATTGTAGGAGGCACGCCATGACCAACCTTCAACAAATCCAAGATATGTGCCGGAGGCCATGTTGAGTGGCAAATTGGTAATGCGCAATGGCAAGCCCATAAAAATGCCAATTAAGGCATCTCGGTCAGCATCATCAATTTCAGAGTTTGTCAGCTCAAATGTGATTTGGTTAAAATTAGCCTGTGGATAGGCTCTTAAAGTTAAATAAAACGCTGCCTGATCTTCTGCATCAACCTGATGTTTGACTGTTGTTGTAATAATTTGGGCCAATTTGCCATAGGACAAAATGGAATTTGCATCGCTGTCTGTAACCTCTGAGTTTGAGTTAGTGCCATATTTGAGCACAATCTCGTTTCGAATGTCACCAGCTCTGGTTTGCACAAATAATGAATTGGCTAGTGCCTGAGCTGCCGATACATCGGTGTAGCCATTGGTGGCCAGATAAATTGAGCGATGGTCTGCCGAGGCATAGGAAATTTGGCCTTGAGCGTTTTCGTAGATATAGCCCAACCCCGATGTTGCCAAAGCTGAAACTAATGAATAAACATCAATTGTTGAGGATGATCTCTGAGCCAATTCATAGCTGCCCGGTGTGTCAATTTCGCCCAAACCTGTGTTTTCAGCATTTTGCCATTGAGTGGCCGGGTCATAGGCAGCCCATGTCAAAGCTGCTGGCACTTCATTCCATGAGTTAATGAGCAAATCGGTAAGAATGGTCAAAATCTGATCCCCATCAAAATCTTGTGACAAAACGCCATCTGTCAAGGCTTTTGGCAATCTAGCCAAGGCTCCCACAGCTGTAATTTTAATTGATTGGTTGATGCCAACCACACCTGATGCAGCTATGCCAATGCCTAAATCAACGACTGTGCCGCCAAAAATTGGCACAAATGTAGCTGTGGAATCTTGCAATTCAATAGTCACGGCATCATTAATTTCAATGTCAATGTTGGATTGATCCAAATTGATAAGCTCAAGATTGACATATCCGGCATTGGCTTGCTCATAAATGTTTGTGCGCCCGGATGTAGTCGAAAGGTTGGCCAAAACATAATTTGTGTATTGAACACCGCCAATTGTCACGCGCCAAATAGGATTAAAAAGTGTCATAAATAAACCAAATTAGATGCGCCATTGGTGCCTCTAAAAGTCGAATTATTGAGCGCATCTGAAACGGCTCTGGAAAATCCTTCCTCATCAATAATTGAGGCAGCATTGACATTGATTACTACGCGTTCGGCCGTTGTAAGCCCACCGGTTGCAATCACGCGGTTTGCAGCTCTATCTTCTCTAGCTTGACGCAATCTTTCGGTTTCTGCCTTTAGTTGCTCACGCCTTAAAATTGCAGCTTGCATAGCTGGTGAATAGGCACCAAGCGGTGCGCCTGTAAATGTACGTGGATCATTGCCGGGAATAAATGTCGCACCACCGCCACCACCGCCACCACCGGCAAATGGATCGCCACCCATATCTGGGTCAAATTCTGCCGTGCCTGCTCTTAATCCTTTGGAATTATCTCCACCACCAAAAAATCGTGTAACAGGATTATTTTTCATCAATTCAATAAATGCTTTCACTTTAGTGACAACAGAATTGATGCCCGAAACAAGATTGGCAAAACCAGTCACAAGGCCCGCGACTATTCCTGCGACTACATTCAAAGCTATTTTTAAAGCACCGCCCAAAATTGGAGCAAGCGTATCTTTGGCAAAATCTGCCACAGCTTTCATAAATCCGACCAAAGGTTTTAATTCCTCAGAATTGTTATTAATAGCCGTTTTAACTGTATTAAATGCTGTATTTAATCCTTCAAGAGCTGGCTTCAAAACCGCTGTAAATGTTGGAATAAGAAAAGTCGTAAGAAATGACCAAATTGCTTTAAACGCTGGAACAAATGTGTCATTAATGTATGTGCCTAAAGCTTTTATGATTGGCTCAAGCTGTGGGCCAATTGCATCTGCAAATTTTTGAATTGCTGGAACAACATCATTGACAAATTTATTAACCAGCGGAGTGATTGCATCGAGCACAAATGATCCAACTGTCTCTTTGCCTTCATCAATTGCCACATTGAGACGAGCCATTTTGCCGGCAAATGTGTCAGCTTGCTTTGATGCCTGACCTTCAAATGTGCCAGCCAATTTAGCTGTAATCTGCTCAAACGACATTGTTTTTAAGTCTGCTGCACTAATGCCAACGCCTAGTTTTCCAAGAGCTGTAGTCTGACCTTCACTAGCTTTGGCAAGCGCATTTGAAACGGCCTCTAAAGATTTACCCGAGCCGGCACTAATGTCCAAAGCAATAGCTTGCAATTTTTGAGCTTCTTCAACATTTTTTGTGCTTCTCAATAGACGATCTAAAGATGGCCTTAGCTCATCATCGGTTTTGCCAGTTAATAAAGATGTCTTAAGTATCTGCGCCTCAACCGCTTTGATTTGTGCATTCGTGGCCCCGGTGACATTTTCCAAAGTCGTGGCCAATTTAGTTTGTGCAGCTTCATCGGCAATAGCAGATTTGACACCATCAACAAGCAATTTGCCAGCGTATGCGGCAGCAGCTACACCAGCAGCAGCAAATGCAATCCCGGCTTTTTTGCTAAAATTGCCAATTTTATCGCCAAAACCTTGCACCTCGGTTGAGCCGGTGCTAAGACTTTTTTTGAGCTGATCTACATCACCGAGAATGGAGAGCTTGAGCGTTCTACTTTGTCCGGCCATTACCACTCCTTCAAAATCTTAGTAAATGCAGCTTCCCATTGAGCAATGATGTGAGGTTGCTCAGCTCTTAAGGTTGGATAAATAAAGTATCCTCTTGAACCACGACCTTCACGGCCTGACCACACCGGAAATTGCTTAAATTTATTTGAGCCAAATTCGTAACCGCCCCAAAGCTGTTGGGTTGTACCTCCACCGCTAAATTTTTGAGATACAAAGCCAAATGACAATTCACCAATCTTTGATGATTTGCTTACACGCGATCCATCAGCAACACGGCTGGCCGCTTTATTTGGTCGGCCACCAGCTGCACTCTTAATTTTTGATTGCACATAAGTGGCCAACCCATTTGATACGCCTTTGGCTTGTTGCACAGCTCTTTCATCCATGGCTTTAAAAGCCTTGAGAATTCCGCGCAATTCATTCTTATCGTATGTAATTGCCTCAGTCGCCATTTCGTATCCTTAGAATCTCAAAAACAGTTAAAACATCTTCGGCCGTTTGAAACTCTGATCGTGACAATCCCGTGGTGATTGCTAATTCCCAAAGAATCCGGTTTATTGATCCGGATTCGTAACTTTTGGGTTTTCGGTTTCTCCCATGCTGATGTCAGTCACAGTCTCGCACCACACTTCAAATGGCTTAACAGGCTTTCCAGCTGCCTCGCGCTTGCTTGCGTGATACGCCAAAAACATCAAATCTGCAATGCCTAATTTCTCAGACACCTGTTGAATTGTGTTTCCGGTTTTCTGTTCCCATTTCATCCATTCCGGTGGTAGCGCGGTATATGTCGCGCTATCCCCCGAAACAAACTCAATCGTTATTGGTAGTTTCATGCTCCCGAGCTCCTTTTTATAGTGTTGGTGTTGTCACACAGGTAAATGCTAGTGAGACAGTTTGTGCATCTGGTGCTGTGCCTCCAGCTGATGGGAAAATTGGCTGCACATCAAAATTGAATGTTGATCCTGATGCAGCTGTAAAAACAACCGCCAATGGTGTGTTTGGTGCTGTGTCTGCCGCTGTCCAAAGCGCGTTGCACAGTGATCCACCTGCTGGCCAGTCGGCAAGCATTTCAACAGCAAATGATCCTTGCGAATCAGTCGTAAAATACGCCTTGCCATCGAGTGTTTGATATGTATTGATTGTGGAATCAATAGTCAGTGTTGCTGAGGTGGCCTGAGCATCATAAGTATCACCAGCAATGGTGAAAGTGATGTCTCTGCCGGTGACGATTGTTGTTGGCATGATTTCTCCTTAGTTGGTGTAATAGGTGCTGACTTGTAAATCGGCTGTAAGGTATTTACCTGCACCGACTTCCAATGGTTGAGGTTGATTGACATTGCCAACTTCATAACCAGATGGCATTGTGCTGATAATGTCAATCATTAGTTGTTCGAGGTTGTCCAAAGCTGCTGCGTTGTTCATATATGCAACAACACCAGTTACGGTCAGATTGATTTTGACTTTAGTTGTTGCGCCATTAATTAAAACGCTCTCAAGATAAGGTGCATCGGGAATCAAACAAATGCTTGGGCTAGTCATTGCCTCCGGAATGCCGTTATACACATTGGCTGCAATTGTTGAAAGTGCGGTCTGCAATGGCGTGCGGATGTCAGCTTCAATGGTCATTGGCACATTGCCTCAACATCCAAGAATGGGCCTAAAAGACCAACAACTCTGTTAGTTAAGCTGCGACCAAGCACAAATGGTGATGGCTGAAAATTGTCGGCCATAATTTGATTGCCGGGAGCTGTGATGCTTTGAAAAATCTCAACCGAAACAACCAAAATTGCGTTTTCAATTGGCGGTGTGCTGGCGTACAGCTGTGCAGCTGATGATCCGCTTAATGAAAACGCAATTTT